GCTGTGTCTACTATATCAGCAGGGCTTGGGAAGAAGTGACTACTGAACCAGTACAACATTCCAAGAACCGTCTACTGATATCGGTTATAAAAAGAAAAAGCGTCTAGCTAAATCAGGAAAAGACATAAAGATAAAAATGTAGCTGTTTAATAAACATTAGCAAAAACACAATTGTAAAGGTATACAATTACATATTTATTAATAAATCAATCTTCTTGATGCAATAAACAGCTACTTTTATTGCATTATTGATTTTATCATATTATATTTGTTCCGTTTATTATAATATACATTTGAAATGGATATAAAAAGCATCATTAAAGAAAAGGGCTACACCATTCAGGATGTAGCAAAAAAGATGGGTGTAAATAGAGTAACTCTTACTCTTACCTTACAAGGAAATCCCACCTACAAAAAGTTGAAAGAGATAGCCGACGCCATTGATTGCAATATAGTTGACTTCTTCCGAGACGAAACAAATAACTCTTCCACTTGTAAAGGAGAAGATAGTGAACTCACCGCCCTTATCCAGTATAAAGAAAACTTCTACAAAGCCGATACGATAGAGGAGCTAAAGAAAATTGTGGCTGAGATTGAAGAAAAACAGTAAATCACTTGTTCTGCAACTGTAAAATAGTTACATTTGCATAAACCATTAAATTATGGGTACAAAAGAGAAGTTGATAGAACGCTTTAAAAGCCAGCCAAAAGATTTTAATTGGGATGAGCTTGTACGCTTGTTCTCCATTTTCGGATATAAGATAGATAACAAAGGAAAAACAAGTGGGTCACGTGTCATTTTCGCAAAAGGGGAAAGCTCGTACACTGCGCATAAGCCACATCCAGGAAGTATCGTAAAAGGGTATGTAATGAAACAAGTATTTGAATTTCTGACTAAAAATAAATTAATATGAAAACATTGACTTACAAAGGTTACATAGGAAGTATTGAGATAAGCGATGAAGATAATTGCCTATTTGGAAAAGTCCTTGATTTGCCAAAAGATACAATGATTTCGTATGAAGGTGAAACTGTATCTGAATTGAAAGAGGATTTTAAAGGAGCTGTGGATGATTATATAGCATATTGTAAGGAAGCCGGAATTACACCGCGTAAAAGTTATTCTGGTTCCCTGAACATACGAATTTCCCCAGAGGTACATAGCAAAATTGCCATTCTCGCCCAACAGGCTGGAATATCAATAAACGCTTTTATTAAATCAGCCGTAGAAAAGCAAGTTGCAACTATGTTATAAACAACCATGGATAAAAAAGAACTCTTTATTTGTGAATGCAACAGCATCGAACATCAGATTGTGATGTCATATTTTGAGGATGAAAAGGAAGTATATTGCAACGTACACTTAAAACCCGAAAGAAATGTACTCAAACGAATTATCCATGCTGTTAAGTACATATTTGGTCATCGAAGTGCATATGGAGATTTTGACGAATTTATTTTCAATCCTAAAGATGCAGATAGGTTGCAAAGTGTTGTTGACCATTTGAGAACAGAAAAGCCGGAGCACTAAACTCCGGCTCATTAATTGATTAGCCCTTTGATTCTTAACCGATTTACGATTTCGGTGTAAAGATACTCTATATCCCCACTGAAATCCCCATAGTTCTGATACAAAAACACGACATCCGCACAGTTGTCGGAAATGGTACATTCTGATTGAACACCAAGAACCCTTGCTAATTCAGGTCGTAACCCTGCTGTCATTTTTCCACCGGCAAGCGAGCTTGGAGAAAACAGATACAGGATAATGAAAATGAACTTCTTCCGCTGGGTTACACTGTCAATATTCGGTGGACATCCTCTCTCATTCAGCAACTCAACGAATATCTTGTAGATTTCATGGATAAGGCTTTTGTCTTTCAAAATTGGGGCGGTCAAGGCGTTTTCTTCCTCTGAAAGTTCTGATTTCTCAATACGAATCTTTTTAAGACGAATGATTTTATTAAAATCCAGCTCCATAACACGATTATTTTAAAAGTAAATAGTATATTTGCATCATAATCGTGTGAGGAGCTGATTCATGGTCGTGCGTGGGTTGGCTCTTTCTTTTATTTTACAGAGTTATTCTTTTCCTGAATAATCTGATTTTGCTCGTTCACCTCCCTACCCCATATCATAGCGGAATAGATGGCTTTTGCATACAAAAAGAGTTCCTCACGACTGGTAAGGAACTCAACTCGAAAGGCTGCGCATTTCGCATCAGTCCAGACATTTTTATTTCTATCCATTGGCTATTTGTTAATTTTATAAATCTATTACGTTAATGGTTAACATATATATCCACTTGCTAAACCATGTTATAAGATGGCTGAACAAAGGCTCATAATTTGCATAACTTCCACAAATCCGTACCTTTGCAATGTGTTTTTCATAGTATTAGATTAAGGTTAATAAAAAAGATTGGCTGTCTGGGAAGATAGCCTTTTTTTGTAACCATTGGCAATATCTTTTCTTTATCAATCACCTGGTCGTTCATACCGTTTCTTCAATTGTTTCAAGACTATTTCCATGCCGTTATCAAGCCCTTTCTTATACCCGGCTACATTCTCCCCTATATTGTAAACCAAACAGCCTGCAACAATAAGGACTACTCCTAAAGCTCTATGCCAATAAGGAAGTGATATGCTGAACGGCGAAAATGTCAATCGGAAATGCCCGATGAACAATACTGCGATGATGAATATCGCAATAAAGAAAATGAGGTCTGTTTTCATATCTATTCCTTATATTAAATTGGGGTTATCGTAAATATTACCTGCAATCTCATATCTATGCCTAAATTTATCCGAAAAATGAAAAGTGAAATACGTTACATTTTCTTTATCAAGCGTAAAGTCGTGCAAGACGAATCTACAATCGTAAAACTCAACTATTTGCGGTCGAATTATTTCCGGTCTATTTTCCAAATGAGCATGTCCCGCCATGTCGGAATAAAAAGTGAAATTTATAATATCGCCTTCATAAATTTCTTTCCCGTTTTTATCACGCAGTCCGGTGAACTGCCCAACGGTTTCAGCCCATACGTCGTAACAGCAGCCGTCTTCCGGAGAATATATTCTCGCCTTGTCCGTAAAGATAAGTCCGTTTTCGTCCCTTCCGGCAGTATAGAAAAAAGAGAGAAATCCATATACCCATTTCCCCGTATCAGTGCTTTTATTGTAGGACACAACTTTCATCTTGGATGAATCGAACAAATCCCCCTCTATTTTCTTTCCCGGACTGATGTTGAACGTGTAACTAAAGTCCTTATGCACATTCAAGGTCTTCCACGGGTATTCCGGAAAATCTATTATTCTCAGGTCCATTCTCACTCCTCTGTTTTAAGTTCAATCCTTTCTGCCCGTTCCCACCAGGAGCGCTTGTTGTGCTCTTCAATCAAACCTTCCAGCAGTATACGCTTGTATCCCGTCCACGTTGAATATAAGGTCTTTCCCGTCAAAGACCACCTCTTTCTTGTTTTTAAATTCTGCATCCATGGTTATTCTCTTTTCAGTTTCTTAAAAAAATTCATCGGCGACACTAAGGAACCCGACGAAATGTCTTTGAAAATTTCACTATCATCATTCACACCCAATGCAAGACAATACTCCTGCGGATTAACTTTTGCCAATTCACGGAGCTTCTTTTCCCTATCTACACCAGCATAAAGAATCCCGGTATATTCCAAAGTAATAGAGCCGTGCATGTCTTTCATATCTGATAGCTTTAATATTTTCCCTCTTGACATTATTCAATCTCCTTTCTCCTTAATCCGTTCCAGTACATCCTTGTTGGCTTCGAGTATCTCATCGAAAGATTGAATAGGTCTCCAATGAGTGACATATCCAGTCTTGATGTAGGGGTATATCCATTTATTCACTTCTCGCATTGCCATTTCTTCAATACTACCATCAGCATATTTCACTTGACACATGCCTTTTGCTTGTTTGTTTGGTATTGCATCCTCTACGCTTATCCAAGGTGCTTGCTTTGCCTGCCATTCGACACCTTTTCTGAACATGTTTAGCATTGCTTGTTGCTGATATGCAAACTCACCTTTAACCACTATTGCATAGCTTGACATAAGCTCTTGCCATGCAGCTTCTTCTACCGTCTGTTTCATATCAATGACTTTTAATTTTCTTGTATTTACCACACTTCTTGCAGAAGTAGTGACGTACGGTGTACCAACTGCTATCGCCCCAATCATCAACAACTTCTACTTTCCTTTCAAATAAGAATTCCCACTCATGGCAGCAGAACCATTTCTTTATTATAGCATCAATTAGGCGTTTCATAAACAATTGTTCTCCTTTACAATTCTACCATCATCTTTCAAGGTGTATATATCCCCTTTATACGCCAAAGCGCAACACCATTGGTGGGCATACTTCAAATACTGATGCAACTTGTATCTATATGGTTATTTCAGCATCTTTTTTCTTATTCTTCGTTTCATTTCCTTTTTGATTTAACCTTAATAGGATTACTCTTTGTCCCCGTACCGAACCACTCCAAACGGTAGCCATGTATCCGGAGCCAATACTTAAAAGCAGGAATATTCATATTTTTCATACGCATTTCGATTAAAAGGGCATACCCGAATAAAGATAAAGTGTCGAATTTTAAAATTATTGCAAAATAGGTATGCCCTTTAATTATTACTGTGGTCAAATAGACTTGTTTGAACTAAGGTTCCCTTCTTTGTTTTTATCTCTCCGAAGCATTCTGAACGAAATCTTTTTTCTTGAGATTCAAAATACTCTGTATCTATTTCTGTAGCATAAAAATCAAATCCCAATTTAAACGCAACAATCCGACTGCTTCCACTTCCTAAATGGGTATCGAGTATTTTATCTCCCGAATTGGCATATTTCTTGAAGACCCAGTGATATAATGCTTTAGGCTTTTGTGTTGGATGTATTTTTGTTTCTTTGTTTGCTCCTCCGGTATTGGATAGATGGATGATAGCTGCAGGACAATCAAATGAAGTCCATGCAAGTTCAAATTGGGAAAAATTCTCCCACGGTTGCATCTTGTCCCAACATAAGATTCCGCGGGTAGGTGGAAGAGGGAAGTAATTACCTCCCCATATCACTTGATTACGACTGACTCTGAACAGCTCGTCAAAATACTTTTCGGAAGGTGGGGAAAAATCCCAATCGCATCGCATGGTATTCAAAGCCCGATCCTTCAGCTTGCCCGCTCCTTGATTTAATCTTCCCTTTTTCAGCCGTTGCGCAACGCTTTCGCCATTGTAGCCACCATGTTTACGGTTCAAGTTGGTTCCCATCGTCATATTGGGTGCATTTATTCCATAAGGAGGATCTACTATAGCTAAATCAAAGAACTTGTCAGGAATATCCTTCATGTATTCCATACAATCCATATTGTACACCTCACTTATCGGCATGATTCGATTCTCCATTCTTCATAAAACACATCCATATTGTCTTGCTCTGTCTTCCGGTGGTATGCCCAAATAGAGGCTTAAAAGGAATGACAGACAAAACTTCCGCAGCTTTTATCTCACTTTCGCTCCATTTGAAAATGAGCGTTCCATTAGGTTTCAAGACGCGCATACACTCGGTAAATCCGTCGTGTATGAGTGATTGCCAGTCTTTTGGCAGTTTACCGTACTTCTTAGCCATCCATGAGGTTTCGCCAAGTGCTCTCAAATGCGGTGGGTCAAACACTACCATGTAGAAAGAATTGTCCTCAAACGGCAAGTTGGTGAAATCGGCTATTATATCCGGTTTTATCTCTATGGTTCTGATTTTATCTCTGTCCTTGGCCGTTACCGTCTCTGAACGTCTGTCAACGAATAGGGTAAGAGGATTATACTTGTCGAACCAAAACATCCTACTTCCGCAGCATGCATCTAATATGAGTTTGTCACTTTTCATTATTTCTGCTTTCTTTTGCAAGTTCATCAATCATTCGCTGGTACTTCTTTGCCACCAACGGCAGCGCAGGCGCAGTGCGTTATCACGCTGCCACTCTAATAATTCTATTTTCTTTTCAAGTTCTATGTCCATAAAATTATTTCTTCTTGAATTTGTCACATATCCTCCCGTACCGGTCACACGCGCACACCCTATGGTCCTTGGCCTTGCATAAACAAGAGTTATCTACGAAATCTCTGGAGTATGAGCATTGGCGGCAGCGGACGGGTGCAGGTGGTATATCTTTTTTCTTTGCCATTATCTTCGGCTTTCACCTTCAATTTTAATTACATTGAACATCTCTTTCACCCGGTCGGCAATATAATCCCCATACCGTTGAGAAAACTCCTTGTCCGGGTCCAGATTGGTAGTCATGTGGGTGTAGAAACAATATCTCTGCTCATAGCGCAGTTGCAAGACGGTCTGAATGGCATTGATGCCCGTACCAAAGTGTTTGGCATCCATAGGTTCCCGACCCACCTCGTCAATGGCAAGATTGTGCATACATGACCTGTCTGTGTATTGGTTTAACCCGACAATTCCTTTCTCGGCAAACAGCAAGGCAATCTCGGCAGCACTGGTGAACTGAAAGGTCAATCCGGCATCCGCACCGCCAATACAATAACGGGCAATTTTTGCTGCATAGTTCTGTAATCCTTTCAACAAAGTGGACTTGCCCACCCCAATAGAGCCGTGTAATAATAATCCCTTGCTTACATCCAATATTTCGGGAATCCCCCAAACCCATTGATAAAGGGCTTTCAGCAGTTGGCGGTTGCTGTCATCAACTGTAAAGGCCGGGGAAACGGATTTCATGGAAACTACGAGTTGGTTGCGCCAATACATGTCAGCCTGCTCCCTGCTCCATTGCTTATGGTTAGCTCTGTTTGCCGAAGACAATTGATTTGATACCGGCAGAACTTTCGTCTGGTTTTGTATCAGGTTTCCGATTGTTTCCATTTTTAGCTTGTGCTACGATTTCATTAAATTTAGAATTGATATTAGTTACGCTGAAATTATCAAATATCCACCCCTCTTTGACCGAGGAAAGAAGGTATTGAAGGGCATACAACAGAGAATCATCGGAAACGTCCATTTTCTTTTGCTCTCTTTGGAATTTGAGCTTATTCAAGAGTTGGGACATAGCCCCGGCATCCTTGGCTGTCCAGTAGTAGCCAGCCCCGAAGGTTTCCCTAAAATGCTGTTCAAATAGCAAACGGGCTTTTGAATTAATCTCTTTAGGCTTATTTTTCTTGCCTCCCCCCTTGGGGGGTGTGGGGGGAATATTATTATCTTCTTCATCTTTCTTTTTATTATTGCCCTTAGCTTGCCCCAATTCTTCTATTTTTTGAGCCATTTTTTCTGTGGTTGCCCTTAACTCTGCCCTTAGCTCGCCCAAAGCATGATTTAACCCGCTGATTTCTTTGTTGTTGTCTATGCCCTTATCTACGTCTCTTTGCCTGCCCTTGACCGGATTATATTCATCATAGTTACATAAAGTAATTACGGTCATACCTTGTTTATTACAAGTCGTTATCATACCTCTTTTTTTAAGTTTGGCAAGGAAATAGCGCACTTTCTTTTCAGACCATTGCCAACGCTTCATCAAAAACGATACGGATGCTGGATATTGACCTCTTGTATAAGAGATTTCCCGACCTCCGATAAGTTCGCTGTACGCCTTGTCGGTTGCCTCAAATCGTGCGCTCTGAATCAAGTCGAGCCACGCTTCGCATTCCGAAAACTTACGGGCTACTTTCCACATTTCATTCGAGAAAAACTTGCGGCTTAGCCTCAAAAATCCTTCGTCCATAGTCTTAGAATCTCACGTTAGTTAATTGCCTTCCGTTAGAGAATACAGCCCATTTCCCATTTCCGCTATCAAACAACCGTAAGTCCGATACCTCTCCGAAACGTTTGATATTACCACATAAATAGAGGACGTATTTGTTGTTACGTCCTCTTGTCTTTATATTTCCATACATATCCATAAGATGATTTTTGATAATTTTTACAACAAGCACATATAGCTCTTACTGGTACATTTGATTTTCTCGAAGCCTCCATTAATGAAGGATATTCCGCTATCATATCCCCATGCAATGAGTATTGTATAACACTGATAGCACCATGCCTATTTGTTTGCGCTCTTGCTCTTCTCTTAATACAAGTGCCATAATTCGTGTTGTACTTTGCATCACACCATTCCAAATTTGTGGCTCTATTGTCTGCTTTCTTTTCGTTCTTATGATTAACGAAAGGCAATTCTTTAGGATTCGGTATAAATGCTTTTGCTACCAGTCTGTGAACAGAATGATAGCTTCTTTTACCATTCTTGCGTAAATAAATCATTCGATAGCCATTTGAATTTGCACATGAGAGTATTTTATCTTGTGACAATCCTTTTTTAGCAAATGCTTTTACTCTACCTAAATTTGACACTTGGTACAAACCTTCGTACCCTTCAATGTCTTCCCAAATTTCGTCCATAATTATTTCATTTAAGAGTGAATAATAAAGGCAGCCTTTAAAGTCGTGCAAAGACTGCCTTTGTATAATCGTGTTATCTCATAAGATTTGATATTGAAATAAGCCTTTCAATTAGCGTATCTTCTGATTCTTTAGTCATGCCTGTAATCATATAGCGTTTACAAGCTCTGAATGTCATTACAAAAACATCACGTTCTATTGGTTTATACTTTGTCATGAAAGCGTCCATACGTGGCGTATCAAATTGCCATAAATATTTGTATTGTTCATCTGTCAAACAATGTGTATTTATCTTTAAGCCATTCATGTAGAACTTGTTTTTAAAACGCACCAATCCGTTTCGTACCGATAAATGAGAGTTGTTAAATCCTTTATTAAATATTATTGCAGAAGCTATTTTTATCAGCTCAAGAAATGCCACTTCTGTAAATGGTAAATATGGTTGCACCTTTTCAGATATACTTTTTAATTGGCGGTATTGCTTACCTGTTAAGCAGGTTATATAGTTGCCATAAGGGTCTTTTCTCATAATCAAGCTATCTTTATAAGGTTGCACTTCTTGAAACATCTATACTCTTCTTTTTCAGTGTCCCAGTACACTTGCAAATTATCATTCAGTTTTCTGCCTGTACCTTTCACCTCACCGATAAGATTCTCTTTGAGAGTGCCAAAGGCTTGACGTAACGTGCCATCAGTCTTTTTGAAGTAGAACTCTACTATCTTCACTTTCAAAGCCGCTTTCAGCTTTAAATTAGCCCATGCGCATTTCAATGCTTCGCTCATTGAATAACCGTTCTTGCGAACAAAAGACCATGCCATTTGCATTACCTCTTTCATCTGACTTCTAAATTTTGTGCTCATACTACTTATATTTTATGTGTTATACTCTATTCGTTTACTTTGATGATACAAATGTATAATCTTAATTATTCATTTCAAAGAAAAAGAATATATTAAATTATTCATTTAACACTAATTAGTATAAGTATGATTATACACATTATTATAAAAGAGTATATTTGCAGCAATTAAAATACATGATTATGAACAGAATAAAAGAAATCTTAAAAGAGAAAGGTATAACCCAACAAGAATTGGCTGACAAATTAGGTGTTACAAGAATCTCAATAGTAAAAACATTAGCAGGTAATCCATCACAAGAAACTCTTGAAAGAATTGCTAATGCCCTAAATGTACCTATGTGGCAACTTTTTGCATCACCAAATGAAGTAAAACAAACGGGAAATTCTCTTATATGTCCTAATTGTGGTACCCCCCTTGAACTCAAAATCAAAGAGTAAAGAAAGAGAGCGTTTCACAACGCCCCCAATCCAAAACACATAAAATATAATATCTTTAGAATCTAACATTGGTTAGCTGTTTGTCTTTATTCCAAACAGACCATTTCCCATTTCCTCCATCAACTAATTTCAAATCCTCAACCTTACCAAATCTACTTATATTGCCTGCCAAATCCACAATCCAGCCACATTCTTTAGATGGATGCGGACGGATGGCACGACCGACTATCTGATACCACATGGCAAGTGACATTGTAGGACGTGCCATAACGACTGTATCAAGTTCCGGATAGTCAAAGCCGGTGGTTAATACCCCGACATTCGCCACTACCGGAATTTCACCAGCCTTGAACGCTTCAAGTATCCTTTCGCGCTCACCTTTTGGGGTGTCACCCGAAACGATTGCGGCTCCGGGTATAGACCAGGTAAGCCGCTCCGCTTCTTTCAGAAAACGGGTAAATACCAAAATACCTTTCCGTTTTCCTCCGGCTTTGGGATTCATCAGCCTTTGGACGATATGAACGAGATAACCGTAGAAGTCTATCCGTTCATATTCTCTTTGAACTGACCTATCCGTATAGTCGGCACCAGTAGTATTTACTTTCAAGTTAAGTTCGTTCCATCCCGAAGGATTCATTGGATAGTAATTCAACTTCGCCAAGTAACCCATATCTAATAAGGTTGATATCTGTACATGATAAATGACCTCTGAAAAGACATGAGGCTTTGTCCGGGTGATGAATTTCAGCATAGAACCGAAATCACGCGAGGAAGACAACCTATAAGGAGTTGCCGTCAAGCCAAGAACCTTACACTTTATCGCATCGAAGAAATCCTTATACATTCCCTCTTTGGGGTTAACAAGGTGGCATTCGTCCACGATGATGTTCTTGAAGTGGGTGAATAGTTCGGGATGATTCTTCACACTGCCGATGGTGGCGAATGTTATCCGGCTTATTTCTTTTGAGTTAAAGGATGCAGAATAGATGCTGCAATCAAGAATACCGTATGAACAGAGTTTCTTGAAATTTTGCTCGAGTATTTCCTTACTTGGTTGGAACACCAAAGTATGACCGTCAAGCCTTGCGGCTATATCCGCTATGATAAGGCTCTTTCCTGACCCCGTGGGTAACACCATGATGGCGTTCGTTTTCTTTGCCTTGTTGTTGAAGAAAGAAACGGCTGAATCAGAGGCTTTCTGTTGGTAATCACGTAGTTTGTACATTGTCTATCTTCTGATTTAATGATAAAAGGGGAATCCTCACTAAGTTTGGAAAGAAATGTCCGGATTATATAAGCCTGTTCCTTACTTAATCCAACCGGAGAGAATGAACCATCATTATTCTTGACCATCATGACAAATGTTCCTGCTTCCAAATCATTCATAACCCTTTCTCCTTTCGTAACTTCTTATTAAGTGCTTTGTAATACTTGATTAGCTGTTCGTACTCAAAATCAGTCATTTTGGAAGTGCTGGCAGCTTTCACTTTTAGCAAATCAAATTTCTGTTGACCGATTTTAGCAATTAGATTCACCCGATAGCCTTCCAAATGATCAGCTTTGAATCTGTTGCAGTGTCGGCATTCGGCATGGCAATTATTCTCATCAAACCGTGTTGCCAAATGTGTACGACTGAAATAGTGCCCGCAGTCCGCTTGTGTAAGCGGCTTTATCTGTCCACATGATATACATCGGAAGGAACCGTTTGGCATACAATCACGAAGCCGGATGAAAAGGGAAAACTCCTTGTCGAGTTTAGCTTTCAAATCCGGCTTCTTCTTTACTGTTACCCCTGCTTTATCAAACAAGGGTAAAAGCTTGTCTTTCTTCTTAGCCTTTTTCTTTATGTAGTACATACTTTCTGATTTACCTAATTAAAAGCCCCGAAGCGTATTCTCCGGGGCACAACCATTATTTAAGACCCGTGCCATTTATGTGTGGCTCACATTTATGAGGGGCGTGACAGAATCGAACTGCCCTCCTCTACAATGCTGCGCATTACATTAGTCACACCAGCCAAACGCCCCATATTCACCTGCCCAATCTTCACAGACCGAGCAGGCAGGTTAACAAAGTTATTCCATATAAGCCATTGAAAACTCTTTCGGAATAAACCGCCCGACCGGGATAGGTTTAGCAGATTCAATGGCTGTATGGATTTCCCTCTTTCTGAACTCATGTCCCTTTTCTTTGGCTTGTTTCTCACATTCTTCCTCTTTGTTTTTGAGATAGTGGGTAATAAGCATCATCGCTCTGTCAACGTTGAAGGTGTTCACGACAAAAGTCTGAACTCTCTCGTCTTCATTCTCCCCATCCGTGAATGTGA